AGTTTAGCAACTCAATGGCTAAAAGGAAAAGATATACATGAAGCGAATAATATCAAAAATACTCACATTGTTAAAGAGCTTGCTCTGCCTCCCGTTAAGATTCATTGTAGCATTTTGGCAGAGGATGCCATTCAAGCGGCTATAACAGATTATGAAAAAAAGCAACTTTCTAACTGAGGTAGCAATTGAAGAGCTTACTAGGATTTTCGAAGAACAAAACTTCGATAAAGATAAGACTTGGATTAAGATTGGAATGAAGGGCGGGGGATGTTCTGGCTTCACTTATATCTTAGATTTTTGCGAAAGAAAAGATGAGTTTGATCTGGAATACGAGGAAGAGGGTATAAAACTCGTAATAGATAAAAAGAGTGATTTCTTCATGCAAGGAGTCACTATAGATTTTAATACTTCCTTACTAGACAGGGGATTTAAGTTTATTAATCCTCAGGCAACATCTACTTGTGGGTGCGGGGTTTCTTTTAGTGTTTAGTTTAAATTTTATAAATCAAAATCTTAGGAATGCATGTATATAATATAAAGAGGATATCATTATGACCGTACGTTCGACAATGAAGAGTTACTGTAAAATTATTAAGCTAGCCGAAGGAGGGCACGCTAATATTGAGTTTAAAGATACTCTTGGAAATCTCTTAAAGTGTAATTTCATTTCTGTCGATTGTAGATCGAATGGGGCCAATGATGTAGGATTTTTTGTGGCTCAACCTAGTGGAGTATATCAATCTACTGCATCTTCGGTTAGTATAGTTATTGCTGCTTCAGCCGCTGGAGATCATACCTTATCTGGATTGGGTGGGGTTGTGGGAACTGCTGATGGTAGTGTAGAGATGTCCTTGGGGTCTAATGATAGTGCTACAGGTATGATTTTATGGAATAAATTAGAAGGTACTTCTGCACTTCTTACCACCTTTATTATAACCTATGGCAATATGAAGCAGGCCAACCCTAAACGTGATCAAGATGGTAACTTTTATCCTCCCGGGGTTTGATGCCTAAATTTAAAAAATTTGGAGTTTCATCTCAACATAGACCATCATTCCGTAGAAAAACGAGAGATAAATCTCGGGATTTACATGTTACATATGCCTCTGATGTTAGGGTATTTTCTCCTGATGACTTAGATAGCCTTGTTCTTTGGCTTAAAGCAGATGCTGGGATTACTAAGAGTGAAAACAGAGTGTCTGCATGGACTGATCAAAGCTCGGCAGATACTGACATGGTACAAGGTACAGCGAGTAAGCAGCCTTTATACGTTGCTTCTCAAATAAACAGTCTCCCTATCATTAGATTTTTAACTAATGATTATTTGCAAAAAACAAGTTCTGTTTTTAATGGAGATGCATCTCTGCCCATGACAGTAGCTGTGGTGCTAAAAATTGCAGCAGCAGCCGCAGCAGGTACTGATACTCAACATGCCTTTGGTATTGGAGGGGCAGAGACACAAGGTGAGAATGCTCTAGTGTGGACAGGAAAGGGAGATGATGCTCTCGCTACATTCAAATTATCAAGTACTAAGTTAGATCCTACTTCAGTTTCGGACGGAGATATCGCTGTAAACACCTCTAAATTATTAATGTATGAAATACATGCAAATGGGGAATGTAATCTGTGGGTTAATAGAGAAAGAGTTAAAACTTCGACCGTTGCGACTGATGGTACGCTTAGTAGTATAGCCAGAGTTGGAGGGTGGGGGACTAAAGCTCCTGATATGGATTTAGCGGAGATGTGTGTTTGGCAAGGAGTAATTGCCCCTGCCGATAAGCAAAATTTCTTTACCTATATACATAATAAGTGGGGAATACTATAATGGGTCTTGCTAATCTTGAAGTAATAATTTGCACAGATCAGGCAGAGTTTGATTCTATAAATACCAAGATTTATGATGCTATTAAATCAAGTAGAAATATTACTACCTGGGATGAAGCTATAGTTCACCCTACTACAAATCAAATTGCCATTACTATAGAGGATGATATAAAATCCTACTTAAATTCTAGTGAATTAGCTAGGATCACCAATATAGACTCTACGTGGTTTTCGTAATATGTTAAGAAAACGTTGGATATTAAGGCCAGTCGCAAACTGCGCTAACGGGTGTTGACTAGCCTCACCCTGATTCGAATTGCTTTTTCTGAATAAGTAGGAAGAGCATCCAAGAAGTAATGCTCCCAAAGAAACTGTCCATGACAATATTGCCAGTTGGGGAAAAGGTTAATAAGGAAGCTCCTGCTCCAAACCAAAATCCAAGGCACATTGGACAATGAATCAATCCTCCTATAATGGGCCAATTCATAACAAATTTTCTAGCAGGCTCTAGAAGGTGAGCAACTGCTACCCCATTAGATGCTCCAAATACAGCTAGCACCCAAACTAATACTTCTAAAAAACTATGACCTGTTGCGATCTCTCCCATATTAATTACAACTCACTGGTAATGTGTGATTATTTATAAAAGCTTCTCTATTCTTTTGCCAGGACTCTCTGCCTGCCAGTTCTCCAAAAGAATTGTGTAGTACTATTATAGGCACGGTTTTATTTATTAATCCAAGATTATGAGCTTTTAGAGTATAAAAAATATCGTAATAATCCCATTTGCCTTCAAAGTAATCAGGTTTGTCTAATCCTATAGTAGTTAGTGTTTTAGCTTTGGCTGCTAAAAATAAACCATCCATTACTACAACTCGTCCTGGTTTTCCATAGTATGTGTTGTCGTAGGAATGCAAATCTTTCCCATGGTATACGTGGCCCTTATGCAGCCCTTGTTTCCATCTTTGGTGATCCCACCATACAGCATCTTCTCCTAGAAGTGTAGTGCCCGCAATTCCTGCAAATCCTGATTTAACCTGGCTTAGGTGCCTTTCTAGCTCATTGTGAAATATATGAATATCTGACAAAATCTCAATATCATCATGGCAAAGAATTATAGTATCATCAGCTTTAGGTTGAGTTAATTCAAAAGCTTTTTTATACCCTGAGAATATTGAATCTTGCCCTACAAGCAATTTTGTTCTAACTCCTGCCCTAGATAAATAATGAGTAAGGTTATTTCTTGTAACAGTTGGAGCTTTCTCTCTAGTGCAAATAAATGCATAAGTGTCATATTTCATATTCTATTATAGGTAATGGATCCCAGAAATACAATAGAAGAATTCAAAAGATGTAAAAGAGATCCTGTATATTTCATCTCTAATCACATCAAGGTAACTCATCCTGTAAGGGGATTGGTTAATTTTGAACTTTATCCTTTTCAAAAGAGGATAGTGACTGAACTTAAAAATAATAGATTCAATATATTAAGAAAGTTCAGGCAGGCAGGATGTACAACAATAGCTGCTAGTTTTGCTTTGTGGAAAGCTATTTTCTCAAAGTATCAAACAATTCCTATTATTTCAAAAGGTGATCAAGAAGCTACAGAAGTGCTAGAAAGAATTAAACTAATGTATGATGAGCTTCCTGATATAATGAAGCCCGGAATAGAAGAAGATAACAAACACACTTTAAAACTAGTAAATGGATCCGTCATCAGATCAAGGGCATCAGGTAAACAATCAGGTAGATCCTTAGCAGGATCCTTGCTAATAGTAGATGAGGCAGCCTTTATTGAAAATATTGATACTATTTGGGCTGCTGCTTACCCTGTAATTTCTACTGGAGGTGCTGCCTTTATCCTATCAACAGTTAATGGTATTGGTAACTGGTTCCACGATATGTATCACGGGGCTGTAAAAGATGAGAATGCTTTCACTGCAATCGACATAAAATGGCAAGAGCACCCAGAGTATAAAAAGCAGGAAGGCTATGAAGACTTATATGAATATATGATGTCCCTGGAAACTCCCTTGGATGTTGATAAATGGGAAGAAACTACAAAGTCTAACATTTCCCCCAGGAAATGGCTACAGGAATTTGAATGTGATTTCCTTGGTACTGGTGATACTTATGTTGATGGAGAGGTTTTAACTTACATCAAAGAGCAGATAAGTGATGAGTTTTATATAAAGTATAATAACAGAATGCGAGTTTGGAAAGATGTAAATCCATCTTATGAGTATGTTTTAGCTGCTGATGTTTCCCTTGGTCGTGGTAGGGATTATTCCGCTTTTCAAATTATTAATATGTACAACGGAGAGCAGGTAGCAGAGTTCTACTCCAATAGAACTCCTATCAATGAGTTTGCCCAAATTATAGCTACAGAGGCTAATTTATACAATACAGCAGCGGTTATTTCTGAAAGAAATACTATAGGTAATAACCTTATTGATTGGCTATTTACAGCACTTGAGTATGAAAATATATGGATTGACGATAAAGGTAATATGGGATATCAAGTAACTAATATTAACAGGGAAGTTCTTTTGGCCGATTTAGAGGAAGCAATCAGAACATCAACAATTAGAATTAATTCGGGCAGGACTGTGGATGAGTTATTTACATTTATAGTTGCTGAAAATGGTAAAGCAGAGGCGGAACAAGGATATCATGATGACTTAGTAATTAGTTTAGCTTTAGCAGTTTATGGCTATAATAATATCATGGAAAAGACTCCTATTGAGCATATGAGAGGAACTAGTATAAATAGACCATTAAGTCCAATCAGAACTACTAAATATACAGTAAAGACCCATGGTGGGATATCCGAGGAAGATTTAAAATGGCTGATGAAGTAGACAAGGATAAAAAGGTGATCGAAGAAAGCTACACCGAATTTGGTGGATCCCCTATGCGAGGTTCTTGGTTCTTTTATCCGGTAGGTAGATTAGGCCGATTTTTCTCCAAGTTTTTTGCAACTAAAGCACAAGCCGAAGTAGTTCGTCAATTCGGAGATGATCCTGATACTATGGAGAAGCCCATAAGTGGTGACACTGTAGTTTCTCACGATGTCATTAAATTGGATAGGCCCTCAGGAGATCCTGCATCTTTTTCAGTCTCTAGAGGAAGTTTGCCGGTTCTTCCAGAGATTGAAGTAAATCGTAAACGCAGGTACAAAGAATATGAGTTGATGGATGAGTATCCAGAGATAGGTGCAGCGTTTGATATTTATGCAGATGATTGTTCTCAGAAAACTATCGAAGGTACTAGATGGGAAGTAGTAACTGATGATGAGTTGGTTAAAAAAGAAGTTGAGAATTTATTTGATACAATAAAATTTGATAGATTCTACTGGGATATTATTCGCAATACTGTGAAGTATGGAGATTGCTTTATTGAGCTAATTGTAGATTTAGATAACCCTAAAGCTGGTATCAATCGAATTAAAATTCTAAATCCCAATTATATTCTCAGGGTTGAAAATGAGTATGGGTATCTAACTGATTTCCTGCAAGAGATCCCACAAAAGAATGATTGGGATTCTTACGGAGTTCAGGGCGAGTTCATGAAGGGTAAGCAGTATATTGAACTTGATAAGAATCAGATTGTTCACTTTAGGCTTCATTCTTCCGATCCGTTATTTTATCCATATGGGAAATCAATTGCTGCCTTAGCTAGACAAATTTATAGATCTTTGAAGTTGATGGAAGATGCTATGTTGATCTATAGGTTGATGAGAGCACCAGAGCGTAGGATCTTCTATGTTGACGTTGGTCAGCTTCCCTCGTCTAAGGCCGAAATGTTTATTGAACGATTGAAAGAGAAATTTAAGAAGGAGAAGTTCTTTGATCGTAACACGGGTCAGATTGATGCAAGGTATAATCCTCTTTCCGCTGATGAAGATTTCTTTGTTCCTACAAGGGGTGGAAATGGTACGAAGATTGATACTTTGCCAGGGGCACAAAATCTAGGAGAAGTTGATGATGTTAAGTATTTTAGGGATAAACTTTTAGCTGCCCTTAAAATTCCTAAAGATTATATTGTAGAGAAGGAACAATCGCCAGAAAGAAAAGCTAATCTGTCTCAGTTAGATGTTAAATTTGCTAGAACTATTTCCAGGATTCAACACAGTATTGAAGTTGCTCTTGAATCCATCGCAAAAAGACATCTTAAAATTAAAGGTTTTCCTGATAATTTGATTAGAACTCTCAGGATGGAACTTCCTGATCCTTCTGACATGTTCACTAAACGAAGATTAGATATTGAACTTCAGAAGGCAAGCGTGATTAGTCAAGTGTTAGCCCTTCAATTGTTTCCCAAATCAAAAATTTATAAAGATTACTATAATCTTAATGAAAAAGAAATTGAGGAAATTGAAAAAGAGCTTAAGGAGGAAATGGAAGAAATGATGGAGCAACAGATGCAGCAACAACAAGCCATGATGCCTCCTGATATGGGTGCGGGCGCTCCCCCTATGGGCGCTCCCCCTATGGGCGGGGCTCCTATGGGTGCCCCTCCTCCTGCACCTGGGCCGGAAGCGGGCATGGAAGGTGAAGAGAATATACCGCCTACAGCACGGGAAGCGATATCAAGACTTGATACTTTGAAAACTTTAAGATCTAAGTTATTGACGGATAATAGGAATGGGGAAGTGGCTAAAGTTACTCAAATGATTTTAAGGGAAGAAAATAAGATTAAAAACTAGAAACTAAGGAAATCTTGATTACATATATAAGATAAGTAGGAGTATATTTATGTTGACACATGTATTACACAATAGAGA